TTAGAGCTATTGGGATCTGGACCATCGAGAGCAGATGGGTGCTCGATCGCTAGGAGGGAATCAAGCACGCGACACCTCCGTTGCGGCGAGCATGGCGAAGCGGCAATCGTTCCAGCCAGCGACCCAACCGCGTGCGTTATCCTGGTATCCGCGCTTGCGTGCATCGTCGATGGTAGCCATCTCCAGCACGCCCACGGCGCTCGGCTGGGTGGCGAGGGCGGCATCGATCCACTGGAGAAGCGATCGTATGCGCGGCAAGTGCCACGACACGAAGTCATGCGCCGATTCGTTCGTTCCCCTAGCTTGGGACATGATGTCCTCGATCACCGCGAACATCATCGCCGAGGCTTCCGTCCCGCTGTAAGGCATCACCGGATTAGAGGCCGTCACCTCGGCAGGCGTGGCGACAGCCGGGCGCGGGGTGTCAATCACGGCGTGATTGAGGACCGCGCGGCAGAGAAGCATGTCGGTCTGATGCTCAGGCGATGATTTGGCTTCCGCTACGAACTGAGCATCACCCACCGCATCGCCCACCGCCTGCTCGGGATTCGAACTATCCGGAATTTCCGGATAGTTGGATTGCTCGGGCTTCGGCAAGATTGATTCGCCCCGTTGGTGCAGGAACATCGCGAAGTTGGCGACATCGCGCGGGTCGCCCTTTTCGACGTGTGTGCGAAGCAAATTGGACAGGCGCTGCTGCATTCCCGGCTCGTCGTTGTTCCAGCCGGCGCGACCCTTCGCGCGTGCATCTGCCAGCTTCGACTTCATCGCAGTAGCAAATGCGTCCACCGCCGCATCGTCCGGGTGCTGCTCAGGTTCGATTTTAGAGAGCTCATCTGCCGCATGTTCGAAGCTGCCGGGTTTTGTCGCGAACCCTGCGTCTTCAATGATGCTTTTAGCGGCTAGCGCCGGGCTCTTTGTGGTATCGGTGGGCGTCATCGTGCTCATGCCTTCTCGGCCTCCTGCTTCTTCGCCTGCTCGATGGCGGCGGTGACTTTCTTGACGTGGGATTCGGCAGCAGCGATCGACATCACCTGGTGATAGCCACCTACGAAGACGTGGACCTTGCCGTCGATGGCGCAGGCGTCGGGGCGCTCGGTGCTCGGCTTCATGCGGCCCCCTCGATCACCGTCACCCCGCCATAGGGGTGCTCTGCCATGCGCAGCGCATATTCCGGGCGGCGCGCTGCACCGCGTGGCGCACATTCGATGGCGGTGGAGAGTTCGGCGAAAGTCGTGCTGCGAAGGAACCTCCCAGACGGCACGGCCTTGAGCTGCCCGCCGGCCCCGCGCACGACGTCGTAGTCGGGCTGGCGGCTCTCGTACACGGTCTCGCGCTTATCGACGATGCGGATGCGCGGCTTATGCAAGTTGCTGGGCTTGGGGCGGATGGGTAGGTCCATGGCGGGTCCTCAGTCGTAGACCGTGCAGAGCGTTTGGGGCATGCCGGGCTCCGCCCTGTACCAATCGAGTAGCGTCTTCGTCGTCGACTGGTCGCGGATTGGCCGCCCGGTCTCGTCGGTTTCCATGATGGAAATCGTGTAGTCGGCTGGAAGCTCGCCCCACTGTTCATCGCGCGGGGTGTTGGCCTCAAACTCGAAGCAGCTAAATTCCAGGGCCTCATCGAAGTCCTTCGCGGCGCAGATCTCGCTGATCTCGCCGAACCAGAAGAAGCGGGGCGTGATGGTGGTCTCGTTGCTCATGGTCACTCATACTCCGAAATACCGTCTTCGGTGAGACGGGCGTTGTAGGCGTCGCGGATGCGCTGGCGCTGCTGCTCCGCGTCGAGGTCGAGGTCGTCCACGCGTGCGAGCGCGTCGCGGTACGCGTCACGTGCTTCGCTGGTGGAACAGTCGCGGGCGACGCCGAGCACGTCGCTCCAGTGCTGGCGCGCGGGAATGGCGACAGGTTGCGTCAAGGTCTGACGCGCGGCGATTGCCTGTGCTGGCGCCGTGGGCGGTTCGGGCGGCAGCGGCGTGAGGTTCGCGGCCAAGCCGACGAGCCACCAGCTCGTGCAGCCGCCGGCACGGTCGTCGCGTAGCACCCGGCCCAGTGCATGGAGCGCATGTAACCGACGGCGTGTCATCGGCACCGACATACCGGCAGCCTCCGCGATCTCACGCAGGAATGGCCCATAGCGCACGGCATACGCATCGCCGTTGGCGATGATGCTCTGCCCAGGCCACATCGTCGTGTAGCGGGTGGCACGCTGGACGCACGCAAGGGCAAGCGCCTTTTCGAACTCGGGGGTGATGAGGGTGGTGGTCATGCTGTCTTCTCGAAGAGGGTGGGCTGCCGGGTGATGTCGGCACGCTCCGTCTCGGCCTGGGAAATCCGGGCGATGGCGATCGCCGCGTACTCGGCTTCCATCTCCATCCCGATAAAGCGGAGGCCTTCCAGCACAGCACCGCGCCCGGTACTGCCCGAGCCCATGAACGGATCGAGCACGACGCCATCCGCAGGCGTGACGAGGCGGCACAGGTAGCGCATGAGTTCCGTCGGCTTCACCGTCGGGTGATGGTTTGCCCGCTGGGGCGTTTCGTAGCCGTCGTCACGGCGCGTGATGTGCTGTCCAGAGGTGTTGGACGCATAGCCACTGCTGCGCTTCTTGAAGTCAGCCAGGCCAGCCTCGCGGTCCTTGGCGCTAGCCTTGGCGCAGTAGAAGAACCGCGCCGCACTGCCGCTATCTTTTCGCGCTGGCGCGTCTGGCGCGTCTGGCGCGACGGGCATATCGCCGTATATACCGCGCGATACGCGCTTGCGTGACTGGCCCTGCAGGTCTCCCTGCTGGCCTGGAGCATCGGGGAATGCGCAAATCACCGCGTCACTACCATCATGGATCACGTTCGCCGGCCACCGTCCAGCAACATCGCCACCACGCGGACCCGGCGTCGCCGCGAAGCTCGTGGCACCGTTGTCCATATAGCGATTCGTGGCGCTGGCTTCGCCCGCGCGGCCACGGGGCACGTGCTCGTCATGCCTGCACGGGATCACGCCGGCACCAGCGCGCAGCGTCTCGTCCGTCTGGATGCGGCAACCTTCGATGTTCAAGCCACCGGTGCCCCAAGCGGCGTAGTTCTCCGCCACCGTGCCGACCAGCGGTTTGCGCGCCATCACGATCGGCTCGTGCGCTGGTTTGCAGGCTGTGCCGCCCCATTCGCCGTTGTATGACTTCGGGAAGCCGCTGCCGAAGATCCACATGATCTGGTCGCGTACCTCAAAGCCGGCATCCTCGATGCCGCATGCCATGCGGTGATACGTGCGGGGGCTGGCGAACGAGAGCAGCAACCCGCCGGGCTTGAGTACGCGTAAAGCCTCTGCCGCCCATGCCTCGCTGAACCGCTGGAAGGCCTTCATGGCCTCCGGTGCGAGGTCGTACTTGCCAGCCTCGGCCGCAACGGACTTGTGGCCACCGTTCGGACCGGCGTCCGGCGCGTGGGAATCCATGGCGTGGCGTTTCGCGTGGCGCTTCTCGATGTCCGCGCCGTCCCATGCCTTGCCCATGAACCGGATGCCATAAGGCGGATCGGTGACCACGGAATCGACGCTGTTGTCCGGCAGCGTGCGCATCAGCTCCAGGCAGTCGCCGGTGAGGATGGTGGCGGTCATGCAGCCACCGCCATGCCTTCGGAAACGCGATCGAGGTTTGCCTCGGCGATCGCGCGCAGCGGCGGCGGGCTCACGGAGTTGCCGACCATGCGTACGCTCTTGCTGATGCTCAGCGGTCGACCGTCTGCCGTGCGGTCGATGATGTAGTCGGCGGGGAAGCCCTGGGCGCGGAAGAGTTCCTCGCGGCGGAGCATTCGCAGGCCGATGTCCACGATGACATAGGGCTGGCCTCGCACGAGCACAGTCACCAGGGCCAGGCGGTCCTTGGTGGTCACGGTGTCGAGCGGCTCGTCGATATCCACGCCGAGCGCGGTGCCGTAATACTTGATCAGGAACGCGGCCACGCGCAGCGCGCCGGCCTCGTGCTCAGGGCTCAACGTGCATTCCACCACCGCATGGTGCTCTGCGCTCGCGCAGATCGTGCCGAGCGCGCCATTGACCGGCGCGCCGTCGCAGTTGCGCCGTAGCGTGGCGAGATTCGCCGTCACGAGACGCTGTTGCGCACCTGTGCCTGTAATGGTTGACGTCGGTGCGTCGGCCGCGTTGCCAGCACCGTCGTAATAGCCGCCGTTTGCCTGTTCAAGGAAAGCGGTCATTACGCCCATGGCATGCGCGGCACCCGCAGGACGTGCAGCACCGGCACCCGACGTAATGGTCGGCATCGGCTCGTCCGCTGCGGAGCCCGTGCTGTCGCCTCGAAACTTCACCAGATGAGCGGCTGCAACCGCATGCTTTACGCCACCGGCCGGTGCGACGCCCATCGGCTTTCCGATATCGAGCGCCCGCGGCGCCTGCCCGGCGCGCTCGCCGTAGCCGGTCTGCACAAGCGTCGGAGCTACGACAGCATGCGATCCACCCTTGGGCCACGCTGTGATGGCGCCGAGGGGCTCATCGCTCGAGGCGACTCCGTTCGCAGACGCGTTGGCACACTGCACGATGAAAGGCTCAGCGGCATCGAGCACGTAGCGCTTCACGCCGCGAGCGATGCGCCGCATCGTGGCATCTGCCAGCGGCTTCTTACGAGCGAATATCGATGGGCAAGGCACCGAGAAATCGATGCTGTCGGCGGCAGTGGTGTAAGGAAACGCACGATCGGGGCCGTGACTAGGCTCAGGCCATACGATCGGCTGTCCATCGTGTCGCGCGACAAGGAACAGGCGCTTACGTTTCGTCCCGGCGCCGTGGTCACAAGCCCGCACCTTACGCCACTCCACCACGTAGCCGAGCGTTCGAAGCGCGGTGATGAACTGATCCCACGTACGGCCGGCGTGCCTTTTATCCGGCACGAGCGCTTGGTTCCAGACCGGAACCTGCTCGCCCTTGATAGCGACGCGGTTGGTCATGATGACCTTGCCGCGCCGCTTTACGATCTTGCCAGTTTCCGGGTCGACGAGCGGGACCGTGTCGAGGGTCACGACGCGCCCGGTCGCCTTGTCACGCTTTGCTACGAGCGGTCCCCATTTCAGGATCTGCTCGACGTTCTCCAGGCTGATGATGCGCGGGGCACGTCCCACGCGGGCCAGAGTGCCGGCGACCTTGAGCACAACCCACGACAGCGAGCGTGTCGCCTTGCTGCGCGGCTGCCCGCCCTTGGCCTGGCTGAAATGCGTGCAGTCGGGTGAAGCATGGAACCAGCCTACGGGGCGGTCGCCCACCTCGCGCAGGATATCCACCGCCCAGACGTCGGCTTCCATGTGCCGCGTGAACGGGTGATTGGCGGCGTGCATTGAGATCGCATCGGGGTCGTGGTTCACAGCCACGTCCGGATCGCGGCCAAGGGCCTGGCGCAACGCCTCGCTCGCACCGCCGCCACCGGCGAAGAAGTCCACGACGATCTCGCCTGGCCGCAGCCTCGATGCGATCTGCCGCTTCGGGAAGTTGAAACCTGCTTGGCGGCTACCGTCAGCCATGTGCGAACGCTCCTAGAGGCGAGAGAAAGCCGGCGACAGTGAGCCGCCGGCAAAAGGGTCAGGCGGAGAACGTGCCGACCGAGACCGTGGCGTCTTCTGCGAGTGCGCCTTCGAGCGTCGTCTTGAATTCCTTCGCGATGTCCTCGAGCACGGCTTCGCGCCGCTGCCAGCGCAGGACAACGAGGGGAACCTCGCCGGTGGTAAGGACGGAGAGCGCGAGGCGGAACGGACGCGACTTCAGGCCCACGTACGGTTCGCATACCCAGGTAAAGCCGATGGGAAGTTCGTCGGCCTTGGCCTCGATCTGCTCCATTTCAGAACGGCTGGCACCGGTCGCCGTGACGCCATGCACGGACTCGGCGCGCTTGTCGATCTGGATCTTTCGGATGCCTGTAATGGCGCGTTTCAGGTCGCCGTCGCCGTTCGGATATTCAGCGGCAACGAACTCGTTCCAGTCCTCAAGGAACTCGGCGAGCTCTTTCTGCTTGAGCTTCTTGCCGTCGATATCGCAAAGAGCCGCGAAAGGCGCTGTCGGCTTCAGCTTCAGGCCGGCCTTCCAGTCGCCGTGGCCGGGCTCGCTCTCGTTGCCGAGGTTGAAGTAGGCGGCTGCGGACATGTGGTCGGGATCGACGAACGTCGGTGCCGGTTCGCCACGGTTGGCGCGAACGTATTCGACGAAGTCGTCGAAAGACGAGGTGCTGTACGTTCCGCGAAAGCGCTCGCGGCCCTTCTGGAACGGCTCGAGCGAAACAATCTGCTGCGCGCCATTGCGATCGGTCAGGACGACGGTGGGCACTTCGGTGGGAAGCCGGTTCGCCTTCATTGCAGCGATGGCGGTTTCCTGTATGAGCTGGATGGCGGACGAATCCATGTAGGTTCCTTGATGGACGGGGATGGGGAGGGCTTAGCCCTCGGTGGGGGCCTTGAACATGTCCGGCTGCGATTCGGGGAAGAGCGTCAGCTTCCCGCGCACACCGACGTGCAGCGGCGTCTCGGTGGTGTTCTCTTCGGACGTCTTGCCGTTGTTCGTCGGGCGAACGAAGGCGAGCTTGTGCTTGACCGCCACCTGTCGGCTGTTGGCGATCTGCTTGATGTCGAAGGTCAGCGTGACCTTGCCGCCGCGGCCGGTGGAGACGACGCCTTCGGCTACGCTATGGAGCGCGTGCTCCATCTTTTGGCCGAACACGCCGGCATCGAGGTCGCCGATCAGTTCGACGATGTTGTGTGGCTGCTTCTTCTCGTTCATGGGTGGTGCCTCGGTGAGTGCCGGCGTGACCGGCGAAACCTTTGCCGGCAAGGCCGGCGCTGTTGAAGATCAGGACAAGGAAGCCGCCTCACGTGCGGAACAGTCGGGGGGAGGGAGGAAACCAGCCCGCGACGTGAAGCGGCTTGCTTGTGCCCCGTTGCCCACGGGGCGAGGGCCTTACGGGTGGGAAGCGGGATCGATGACCCAGGCCATCGCGCCGAGCATCCAGATGGTCAGCACGAGCAGCGCGGCAGTGCGCTCGTCGAAGGGCGCTGACATCCACCAGGCGATAAGCCGGCGCATCACAGCGACCCCACGGGAGCGAACAGCGCGAAGATGACGAGGCCCACGAGAAGCATCAGCGTCACGCCACGCGGGCTCTCAAAGAAGCGCTGCAGGTTCGGCGTGGACGATGACGCGTGCAGGTGTGCTTCGGCGGCGCGGACCTCGCGGTCACCGTCGGTTTTTATCGTGGCGTAGCGCAGGGCCTGCCGCTGGCGGATGGTGTGGGCGCTCATGCCGCACCGCCTTCGAGCTCAGCCGTGGCCGAGTCAGCCGCGTCGATGTGCTCATTCAGTGCGGCCACGAAGGCCCGCATCTCCGTCACCGTGCCATGGAACGATGCCTGCAGGCCTGTCAGGCTTTCGGTCTTAAAGCTGAGTGCGATCGACGCCTCATCGCCGCCGCCGGACATGGTGTGCATACCGACGTGCACATTGCCGATCTGGCAGACCCGGCGTGACACCTTCACGGTCCGCGTGCTCATTCGGCACCGTCCGCATCGGTGTAGCCCTTGGCGCGAAGGCAGGACGGGACGGCCTCGTGCTGGACGTAGTCCTCGCGCTTGGCCTGCGTGTCGAAATTGTCGGGCACGACAGCGCCGTAGGTGCACTGTTCGATGTCGCGATCGCGCTGCGTCTTCTGGACGGCGCAGCCGAAGGCGGCGAGGCAGAGCAGGGCGATGAGGTAGACCCGAAGGGACGCGTTCATGCCGCGGCCTGCTGCGCATCGCGCGCCATCTGCTGGTAGTGGCTGACGGTCTGGTCGCGAGCGGAATCCGCCAGTGCGAGGTAGGCGTCCTGAAGCGCGCGGTGCGCGCCCTTGGCGTTGAACACGGCCTCGGCCGGCGCGCGCAGGTCGGACTCGATATCCGCGATCAGGTTGTTGACGACTTTGACCAAGGCGCCCGCCCGTTCGGCGAGTACTTGGTGGCTCGGCTTGTGCTGGTTCGTGCCCACTGTCCTCTCCCTTGCTGATAAGTCAGCTTGTCGAGAACGATAAGACAGCTAATCACTTGGTGTCAAGTGCTCTAATCACCAAAAATGCAAAGATTTGCTTGCGTCCACTGACGGACGCTCTCAGGGGGGTAACCATGGAACTGAAGAAATGCGCGTGCTGCGATCGAATGCTCAGCCCGCGAGCGGAGTCGTGCCCGAACTGCGGGGACAGGAGAGGTAGCAGGGGATTCCTAGCCAAGCTCGCGTGGCTGGTCACATTCCTTGCGACGCTGCCAGCGGCAGCCTTGACCGCATGGGGCTTATTCGGGACCGAAATGTCTGCGCCACAGCAGGCTTCGCTGTTTGCCGGCGCCGCCGCACTGGTAGTCGTGCCTTACTGCTTCGCACGAGCCGTCGAGAAATACTGAACGGTTATCACCGGCGCCGACGGCGCCGGTGCTCCATCATCGTGCCGATGACTCTCCCTGGGTTTCCCGGCGTGACACTTACCGTCGGCCAATCGGGATTCAGGGGAACCAGGTCAAAAAGTTCGACGCCGGACGGATCAACGCCTCGCGATCGATATTTCTTGAATGTCGCTGAGTCGTCGGACTCCACCTTAGCCACGACGAAGTCACCAGGCCGCGGGCTCACCGCCGGATCAATGACGACGACATCTCCCGGGCGAAACTCGTCGAGCATTGATTCGCCCTCGATGGTCAGGGCGAAGGCCAGCCTGCCTAGTTCCGTAGCCATTTCCCGGTCCACCCCAATCTGATCCGAGCCTTGACCCAGCGCATAGGGATCAACGGCGCCCTTGCCATAACCCGCCTGGACGTAGCTGATCAGGGGAAGCATCCGCACCCCATCATCGGCGAGCAATAACCCCGGCGGGGCTTCGGCCACCTCGCGCTTATCCTTTCCAGTGCGCAGGTACGCGACAGGCTTTCCCAGCACTCCGGCTGCAAGCTCAAGGAGTGCCGAGCGGATGTTGTCGGGATCTGTAACCCCAGCTTCCCAATTGCTGATCGTCGCCCCGGTGACTCCGATGCGCTTGGCGAACGCGCGCTGCGAAAGGCCGGTGGCCTCACGCGCGGCGCGAAATCTTTCGGCGAAGTTGCTCATATTGCTAAGAATACTTGGCAATGTGATTACTTCGCTTGACATTGCAGTGATTAGTGGACTTATCATTGCGCCATATGACCAAGACCGAACTGCTCAGCCGACTTTCGATGCGCCAAGCCGAGCTTGCACGCCTCCTTGGCGTTTCTCGCTCGGCAGTGGCGCAGTGGCCCGACGACGAGCCGATCCCTGAGAAGCAGGAGCTTCGGCTTCGCTACGAGCTTCGTCCGGATGTCTTCGGCGAATCCGAGGGAAAGGTGGCCTTCGGTGCTCACTGACCTCGCGAGCGTCTTTTTCTTCGCGCTGACCGTTGCGCTGCCGCTTCGAAAGCTGGCGCGGGGCTGAGGCGCGCTTCGTTCGAAGTCCCCTGATTCCCTGCTCGTCGTGATCTCCATGGCGACGACTGTACCGGCGGAACACCGCCAATTCTTCATGTGAGTGAAACCGCGATGCATGTTCTCGACGCTGCCGCCCAAACTGTGCACACCTACCCAGGCGGTGCTGAATCGCTTGCACCGCGCATCGGCATTTCCGCTGGCATCCTGCGCAACAAGGTCAACGTCAACAACACGACGAACCACCTGACCCTAGCCGAGGCGAACGAGATCATGTCGGCGACAGGGGACCATCGCATCCTCCAGGCGCTGGCGCAGGAGCATGGCTACGTGCTGGCGCGCATTGACGCTGGTGCTGGCGATGACAGGACCGTCGTTCATCACCTGCTCGATCTCGGCATGGCCGAAGGCGAGCTGTCGCGCACGATTCACGACGCGCTGGCGGACAACGTCATCACCTGCAACGAAATGAACGCGATCGCCGCAGCCGGCCATGCGAACCAGGCGGCACTGATCGGCTTGATCAACCGACTGCGCGCGGCAGCGAAGCCGGGGCAGGTGGCCCGATGAGCACGCCTTCCCGCATGTGCTGGTGCGACGACATGGCGTGCCGCTTCACAAGCCCGGACATCCCGTGCCCGTCGCCTCGCCCGTTCGCCGTTGACGAGAACGGCTACTACCCCCTGGCGATCGCCGCGACGGATAAGTGGCACGGCCGCCTGTTCACGTGCTCGCCGCTGCTGAGCCCGCCGCGATGAACCCCGGCACGCCTCGGTCCGACCGCCTGCTCGCGCACCTGCGCGACTGCGTGGCTGCGGCTGAGCGCGTCGCCACCCCTGAAGAACTCGTTGCCGCCAAGACCGCGCTGAATCAGCCAAGGCATGCGGTGCAACGCCCCTTGTTCAACCCGCAGCACGCTCACCTGGGAGTAGCTCCCCAGGGACAGCCGGATCCGGCCGGTTGCGTGTCTGCACTTGCCCGGAACCCGGAGTAGGTATGGCCGTATCAGCCGATGCACGCATTTCCACCGCGCTTCCCGCGCACCCGAAAACGAAAAAGCTCGTGAAGCGCCTCGGCGCGGGCGCGGCTTGGCACTTGGTGTGCTTGTTCCTGTGGGCCGCGGCGAACCGTTCCGACGGCGACCTCTCCGGCATGAGCGACGAGGACATAGAGCTCGCCGTGAACTGGTCGGGGCCTGATGGCCAGTTCGTGGCAACGCTGGGGGACATCCGTTTCCTGGATGGCGAGCCCGGTGAGCGTCGCATCCACGACTGGGCGGAGCACAATCCCTGGGCCGCTGGCGCGGAGGCCCGCAGCGAGCGGGCCAGCTTCGCCGCGCTGACGAAGCAGTACGGCCGCGCGGAGGCTGCTCGACGCATGCCCGAGTATGCGGCACGCATCCTTGAGGCACGCGCTCAGAGTGCAGATAGCGTGCCGCCGAGTGCTAATGGCACAAAGGTAGCACTGCACGAGACTGCTAATAGCAGTCATCCGGCAGTGCCACATGGTGCTAATAGCAGTGCTACCGACACGGATGGGCAGTGCCCCGTCTCCGATACCGTCTCCGTCTCCGTCTCCGATACCGAATCCAAAGATCAACAGCAGGCGGCGCAAGCTTCGCATGCACCTTCGGCCGATGACTCGGTGAAGCGTGCCACTAGGCTTCCGGACGACTGGCGCCCAGCGCCGGAGTTGATCGCCTGGGCACGGGAGGCCCATCCGCTGGTGGACCTCCGCCTGGAAGTCCCGAAGTTCCGCGACTACTGGTATGCCAAGGCCGGGAAGGACGCCACGAAGCGGGACTGGGCGGGCACATTCCGGAACTGGATTCGCACGGCCGACGAACGCCGTCCGCGGCCGCTGAACGGCGTCGGTGACAAGCCACGGCCCCGGAACGAACTCACGCGGGAGATGGCCCGATGAGCCGTTTCCGCGCCGAAGCCGAGGCCATGGGCCTGCGCGTACCGCCGCATTCGAACGAAGCCGAGCAAGCCGTCATCGGAGGGCTGATGCTCGCGCCAGGCGCGATCGACAAGGTCTCGTCCCGCCTGTCGGCCGATGACTTCTACCGCCGCGACCATCGGCTGATTTTCAAGGCCATGCAGGGCTTGGCCCAGCGCGGCACGCCGTGCGATGCCATCACCCTGGGAGAGTGGTTCGAGCGGAACGGGTTCGTGGACGTCGAGCCGACGTACCTCATGGAACTCGCCAACACGACGCCCAGCGCCGCGAACATCGTGGCTTACGCCGCGATCGTGCGCGACAACGCCGTCCGCCGGCAGGTGATCGACGTCGCGACGCGTCTGGTGGAAGAAGCCTTCGGCGCCACGCAGGAAACCGGCGAGCTGCTGGACAGCGGCATCACAGAGTTGATGGGCATGCAGCACGTCGAGAGCACCAGCGAGTTCACGCTGAAGCAGGCTCTGGCGCTGGCGTACGACGCGGCCGAGGCAGCGAAGAAGAGGGGAGGTCGTATTCCGGGTATCGCCACGGGGTTGTCAGACCTTGACGACCTTCTCGGCGGCTGGCACGACTCGGACCTGATCGTGGTTGGCGCCCGGCCCGCCATGGGCAAGACTGCGCTGCTGCTGAACATGGCGCTCGCCGCGTACCGCGACGACCCGCACTTCGACGAGAACGGCAACCCGGTGCGCCATCCACTGCCGGCAGGGCTGATCTCTACGGAACAGCCGGTCGTGCAGATCGGCGGCCGTGTGCTCTCCCTGGAAAGCGGCGTCAAGGCCTCACGCCTGCGCAACGGCGCGTTCGACGAGGACGACCTCGAGCGCATGTTCTTCGCCGTACGCCGACTGCAGGACCGCCACCTGATGATCAACGACCGGGCGGCGGTCAGCATCGTCGACGTGCAGCGGCAGGCGCGGCGGTGGAAGCAAGAGCACAACATCGGCGTGCTGTGGGTGGACTACGTCCAGCGCATCCGCGGTACCGACCGCCGTGCCCGCCGCCACGAGCAGGTCGCCGAAGTCGCAGCCGGGCTCAAGGACATCGCGCGCGAGCTGAACATCCCCGTGGTGGCCCTGGGTCAGGTGAACCGCGAGGTGGAGAAGCGCACGGACAAGCGTCCGAACATGGGCGACCTATCCGACTCCAGCGAGATCGAGAAGGAAGCCGACCAGATCGTCATGCTGTACCGCGACGAGGTCTACAACCCGCAGACGCCCGACAAGGGCATGGCCGAGCTGCTGATCGAAAAGAATCGTCACGGCCCGACGGGCTTCGTCCGCGCCGCGTGGATCCCTGAAACGATGCAGTTCCGCGACTGGCGCCCGGAAAGGGATTGGGATGCCTGACGACCTGCTGGCGCGGATGGATGCAGAGCGGAAGCGCTACGCCGAGGAGCGCGAAGCAAACCGCGCGCGCTTCCCGTTTGCCATGTCGATGGTGGACCCGATCCGCACGGCCGGCCTCGAGCCGAAGCTGCGCCACGCTGTGAACGCCGCCGGCGAAGTCCTGGGTCGGCCGCCCGAGCTTCCTGGCATCGGTGTCGACGGCGACAAGCTGGCGCACCTTCCCGAGTTCGAAGCCAGCTGGCGCCGGTTCTACGCGAAGCAGCCCGAAAACCAGAAGACCTACAACGAGCGCGCCCAGCGCGCGGTACGGCCCCACATGCACCGAGGCACCGAATGACATCCACCCATCACTCGCGGCGCAAGGCGGTACCGCTGCGCGCCTACATCGGCAACTACGACCACGCTGGCGCTGAGTTCCTGGCGAAGCGCATCCGGGTCGCCATATCCGACCATGCCCGGGTCGCCATATTCGCCGGCAAGAACGGCGAGATCGCTGCGTACTCGTGGCGCCACGTCGATTACGACCGGCACTGCCGCGTCCATGCGGAGCGCTTGGTGGGCATCTACCAGGCGAAGGACGACGGAGAGCGATTCACCGCGTCAGACCTTGACGCCATCGCTCAGGACCTTTCCTGCCACATGTCTGCGCTGCGCGCATCGAGGGCCGCATGAATCGCATCACGTATGGACCTTTTCTTGTCCGTTGGACCTGCACCCGGTGCGGTACCCATGTGGCGTACGCCTTCGGCCTCAGCCACTGCGGTAAATGCGGCGTGGGTGAGCTTTCGATCAAGACCATTCGCCGGCAGGTCACAGTGAAGCGAAGCTGGTGGCGCAAGGCTGAGACGTTCTGGCAGGTGGCTCGCTGATGAAGCGCGCGCCTCTCATCCGCAAGACGCCACTACAAGCTCGCCGCGGCTTCGCGGCAACCGCGATCATCCGCGAGGCAAAGAACCGCGTCACGGTCGAGTTCGACGAGCAGGGCAACGCCACGACGGTCTATCCCCGTAAGACCCTGACGGCCAGGCCCCAGCCGCGGCCGACGAAGGCGGAGCGGGAGCGCTGGGTGGCCGCTCGCGTGCGCGGCTGCGTGGCGTGCTACCTCAACGAGACGGAACGCTTCTGCCCTCGCGCCAGCTACGGCCAGCAGTTGGAGATCCACCACCTGCTCAGCGGCGGCCGTCGCCGCGGTCATCGGTTCACGGTGTGCTTGTGTAATTTCCACCATCAGGGAAGCCGTCTCATCTTCGCGGGCATCGGCTACGCCGATCATGCTGCGTTGTATGGCCCAAGCTTTGGCCGCGAACCGCGCCGCTTCCGTGAAGTGTATCGGGCCGATGAGGCGATGCTGGCGCTGCAGGACTGGATGATCGAAAACCTCCCGCCTCGTTTCACGGAGGCGTCCCGGTGAAGAACATCGACTTCAAAGGCCGCGAGGCCGAGTTCTGGGAGCACGTATCCGTGGGCGAAGCGGACGCGTGCTGGCCTTGGGCTAAGTCCCGAAACTGTTGGGGCTACGGGAACGCGGGCTATGACGGACACCGCAGCAATGCATCCCGCGTCGCGTGGATCGTGCAGAACGGTGCCATTCCGCCTGGGATGGTGGTTTGCCATTCGTGCGACAACCCGGCGTGCTGCAACCCCGTCCATCTGTTCCTCGGCAGTCAGGCCGAAAACCTGCGTGACTGCCGCCGGAAGGGCCGTGCCCGTGGCGTTCCATCCGGGGCCGATCATCCGAGGTATGTGGCGATCCTGACGGAACAGATGGTGATCGAGGCTCGCAAGCTCTACCGGTCGGGCATGCGGCAGGCGGAGATAGCTACGCGAATGGGTGTCCACTCGTCGACGATATCTCGGGTCGTGCGTGGCAAGCGCTGGGCTCACCTTGGCGGTGCCGTATGACGCTGGTGATCGAGATCGATGACATGCGCCTCAAGGGCAGCCTGAACGCGCGCGAGCATTGGCGTGCACGCGCCAGTCGCGTGAGGCGAGAACGTGAGGCGGCACACTGGACCTTGCTCGATGCGAAGCGCCCGCCGCTGCCGGTCGTTGTGCGCCTGGTGCGCATTGCGCCGCATTCCCTCGACGACGACAACCTGCAGGGCGTGTTCAAGGCCATTCGTGACGGCGTGGCTGACGCGTATGGCATTGACGACAAAGACCGGTCTCGGATTCGTTTCGAGTACGACCAGGAGCGCGGCGCTCCCCACCAGTATGGCGTCCGGATCGAGGTTAGGCCGGCATGAATGAGCGGCCGAAGACATTGGAGCAGCGGGTGAGGGAGGCGATCGCCTCTGCGACCGATGTCGCGCCCATGGCGCAAAAGGCCGACTGGCGCTCCGCGGTCGATATGGAGGCGCTGGCGCGGGCCGTGTCCGCCGCATCGTCACACCTTAACGGTGCCGCGCAGAGACTGCGACGGATAGCCAAGCAACTGAATAAGAGCGGCGCTGCTGGCGCCGTGCAACACACGCGGAAGTAACCAGGGGAACACCATGCGACGAAACTCTGACCTCGAAGCCCGGCTGACCGAGTGGGCGAACGAATACGGCGGCGGCCGGTATGAGAACCGCGGCTGGCAGGGACTGTCGCCACTGGCGAGCATCATCAAGTACCACGGCCGCGCGCCGCAGGGTCTGAATCCTGGCCGAGTCATTACCAATGGCGCCGCAGATGAGGTCGAAACGGCGGTACGCGCGCTGGAACGACAGACGGGCGGCTCAGTCCTCGCCGCTGTGCTTCGCTGCCACTATTTCGCCGGCGAGGTTCCGCGCGACGTGCGTCTACAGAGGTTGGCGAAGGTCGGCAAACGCATGGACTCGACCCGATACAGCCACCACCTGCGCATGGCAAAAGTCCATGTGGCGGCGTGGCTGCACCTACCATTCAGCGAACCGCTGCCCGAGGACGAGATTTCGATGCTCGAGTATATTGTGCAGATGGATGCGGCCAAGGCTTGATTGCGCAATTTTTGCCGATTATTCTGGCACCGTCGAAATTCAACGATCGCAGAAGCCCTGGCATCCGCCGGGGCTTTTTCGTTTTCGTCCCTGCCGCGGGGACGACCGGTCGTCTCGTCGCCTCCCCCGGCGAGGCGGCCAACCTATTCGGAGATCCCATGGAAGCCCAGACGCTGAGCAAGGTGGCGGGTATCTCGCTGCCCCGCGCCAAGCTGTGGGCAGAGCCGCTATCGACGGCGATGCACCTGTACGACATTGACTTCGACTGGCGCATGGCGATGTTCATTGCGCAGCTCGGCCACGAATCCATGGGGTTCTCGCGTACGCGAGAAATCTGGGGGCCGACGCCGCAACAGACCGGCTATGAGGGTCGCGCGGACCTGGGCAATACCCAGCCTGGCGATGGCAAGCGCTTCATGGGCCGCGGCCTGATCATGATCACCGGCCGCGCCAACTACTTGGCCGTCTCGAAAGAGTTCGGCGTGGACTTCGTCCATAGCCCGGCGCTGCTTGAGCGCGAGGACTATGCCGCCCTCACGGCGGGCTGGTGGTGGAGCAAGCACGGTTGCAATGAGATTGCCGACACGCGCGATTTCGTCGCCCTCACTCGGCGAATCAACGGCGGGCTTACCGGCCTGGAAGACCGCACGCTTCGCTGGGAGCGGGCCAAGTTCGAACTGGGTGTGAAGTGAACGATCTGCCGCCGAGCCAGCCGCCTTTCAGTTGGCTGCAACTGGCACTCGTCGCGGCATTCGCCGCTGTTGGCGGCGCCATCGGGTATGTGCTTCGAGCGATGGATGGGAATGAACCGATTCTGTTTTGGAAGGCCGTCGTCGAGTTCGTCGCCGCCGGTTTCGTTGGAGTCCTGAGCGGACTTCTGTGCTCGGTGTGGGGACTGAGCATCGTGTGGACCACTTTCATCGCCGGCACGTTCGGGATGATTGGTGCCCGAGCTACCACCCAGGTAATGCAGCGATTCGTCTGGGCAAAGCTCGGCCTCAACCGGAGGTCGCAAGATGGCAACCCTACTCAGTAACGCGTGGGCACTCGTGTCGGGCAAAGCTCGGCTGATCATCGAGTACGCCCTGATCCTTGCCGTCGTCGTACTTGGCGTTTACGGCGCGATGGCCTACTACCGCACGAAGGCGTTGACCGAGTCGACGCTATCGCTGAGCGAACGGCTCGGCACTGTGTCGGGAACCCTGGACCAGCAGGTGAAGGCAAACGCGGACCAGGATAAGGCGATCGCGGATCTGGCGCGGCTCAGGAAGATCGACAGCCAGGCGCTGGAGGACCTGCACCACGAGCTGGACAAGGCAGACACCAAGGGCCAAGCACTGCGGGACAAGCTCCGGCAGTTGGAGAAGACGAATGCAGATGCGAAAGCCCTGCTGGACACTGCTGTGCCTCCTGCTGTTGGGTGCGTGCTCGACGACACCCCGTGCCCCGCAGCCGGTGGTGACAAGCCGAACGGTGGTGCAGGTAGCCCGACCCGCTGACGCACTGCTGCAGCAGTGCGAGGCACCAGTGCTCAAGCCGACGCTGGTTGTTGGCGACATCCAAGAGAACCGCACGCGTGCGGTGGTCGCCTTCGACAAGTGCGCGGCACGCGTGCGATGCCTTATCTGGTGGGTCACCACGGCCAACCGAGAGGCGCCTCCCGTCGAGTGCAAGGCGTCGGACTGATGGCGAGGCTACGCACGCTGGGCAGTCGCGTTGCTATGGCTCCATCAAGGCAACCAGCGCCTCAGCGGTCATCGGACCGGCGCATGACAGGAAGGTCGCTGCAGGAGCGCCGTTTGCGCATCTGGTCTCGCAACCCGCACTGCGCTGGATGTGGTCGGCTGGTCGCCATGCACGAGTTCGAACTCGACCACATCGTCGCCCTCACGAACGGCGGCGCTGACACCGACGAGAACTGCCAGGTGCTGTGCATCGTCGAACCTGACGCGTGCCACCACCGAAAGACGCAGGCCGACCTCGGTCGGTCGATGTGAATGCGAATGAGTCGCGACGCGGTGCCCGGCCTCGACCGCAGGGCCTGAACGCGAACGAGTCGCATCGACGAAGGGTGGGGGCGGGTCGAAAGTCTGGGTCGATTCGGCCCGGAAACCGACCGTCCTCTCACGCACGGAAAATTTCCCCTGTTTGATTAATTGGAGCAGGGGTCGGAAATCAAACAACCCGCGCCGCACAAGGCTTCGAGCCCGATCCGGCGCACCGAGGTGATGCATGCCGCGAGGTGGCTCCCGCCCGGGTGCTGGCCGACCGAAGGGCAGCACGAAGCCGGGGAAGAAGTCGTCCAACGATAAGGTGGACGCGAAGAAGGCAAAGAGCCCGAAGACGACCACCCGAAAGGTCGCTGTGATCCAACCGGGACCGCCGCCGGACG